AGCGACGGCCTAGCCAACAGCACCCGTACATTGTCGGCAACGTTTCAAAACTTACAAGCCAAGTTTGGTGCCGCATTTTTTAGAACAAGCGAAAGTTGCTACACAAAATGTAACGTTTTTGGCGCAGGCTTTTGAAAAACTACCAACACCGGTAAAAAATAGCGGTAATGAGTTAACCGGCTTTATTGGCGTTTTAAAGAATATGTCCAATCCTCTAAGCCAAATTTGGTATGGAATTGGAAAATTACGCGAAGCCTTTACCGACGAAAAAACAATAGGCGCCTATAACGAAAACTTAAAATACAGCGCCCAACAAACCATGCGTTTAGCCGACGCAACCGGTGCAGCTAAAAAAGAGGCTGCAGGATTAGACGACAAAATAGGTGGCGCCTCTAAAAAAGTTAGCGAACTATACGACGTCATTAAAGACAAATTGGCAGACGCTTTAGACGACGCTAAAGACCAATTGAAAGACGCACAAGACGCGTTTACAGATTTTGGCAAAAGTGTTGCCGACGGAATTAAAGAGGGTTTTAGTTTTGCCGACGCTAAAGAAGCAGGCGTAGAAACTGGCGGCGGTTTCCTAGCCGGATTGCGCGACCAAGTAGCCGGGGTAAAACAGTACGCAACCAACGTGGATTTATTGCTACAGCGCGGCCTTAGTGAACAAGCTCTTAGCGAAGTACTTAACGCAGGCGCGGAAGCGGGCGCCGCTATTGCAGCCGAACTAGTAGCAGGCGGGCAGGAAGCAATTACAGGCCCTAACGGCGTTAATGCCCTTGTTTCCACCGTGCAAGAGGTAGCAGACAAACTAGGCCTAAATAGCGCAAGCCGTTTTTACCAAGCGGGTGTAGACCAAGGCACAGCGCTAGTAGCCGGACTTGAAAGCGTTTTAGCCAAGTACGAAAAGATTTTACAAAACCCGAACCTTACAACTAAGCGCTTAGAAAACTTGTTAGAGCAAGCACAAACAGACATTTCATTTACCAAAATAACCGCAGGCCAACCTATTGCTACACCTGCACCAACTAAGGCTAGCATTGCTAGCGTTTCTGAAGCTAAAGCCGCCCGAGGCGGAAACACCTACACCGTAAACGTAAGTGGCGGTATGGCAACTAGCGCCGAAATAGGACGCGTAACCAACGACGGCCTACGCGCTTTTGCCCGCCAAAACGGCCCGTTAGATTTGCCAATATCAGGTAGGTACTAATGCCCGGTAGCGCAATTGTCCAAGCCGGCAACTATTCCCTACTAATTGACACAGGCTACGACGTAGGTAGTTTTCAATTGGATAGCGACGTAAAAGGCCTTTTAGACGGTGTATATCCGTTGGGGCCTACAACCGACTTTGCAGACGTTACGGATAGCACAACCCAAATAAACGTACGCAGAGGCCGCCAAGACATAGGAGACCAATTCAGCGCCGGCACTATGACTTTTACCATTAACGACGTAGACGGCATTTTCAACCCGTTTGATGAAACAAGCCCGTTTTACAACAGTCCGGAAGCTCTACCGGGTTTAGCCCCATTACGTGCCGTTGAGTTAATCCGCTACGACTTAAGCAATAACCCGGAGTATTTGTATCGTGGCAAAATTGTTAACTATGACTACAACTTTGCCCTAGACGGTATAGATACGGTAACGGTTTACTGTTCAGACAATTTCTATTTGCTTAGCCAAACCTACATGGACGAACTAAACGTAGGTGTTGAAACGTCCGGGCAACGCATAGAAACCGTTTTAAGCCTGCCCGAAGTTGATTACCCAACCGGTGCAGCTAGAAACATTGACCCGGGCACCGTAGACCTAGGTCACGACGCCGCATACACCGTGCCGGCCGGTACCAACGTTTTAAATTATTTAAGCCAAATAAATGAAACTGCCGAATTTGGCCGCCTTTTCGTATCACGCGCCGGGGTATTGACTTTTACCCCAAGAGTGGGTACTACCCTTTCCGGCAGCGTTGCCGATTTCCACGACGACGGTACAGAAATACCTTTTGATAATCTTGGCATTACCTTTGAGGCGGATTCGGTAACCAATAGGGCTTTGGTACAAAACCTTGGCGAAGCCATAGCAACAGCCGACAACGCAGCAAGTCAAGCGTTGTTTTTTATTCAAACCAACAGCATTACAAACAGCCTTTTAGACGACACAGAACTAGCCGACGCAGCAACCTACCTTTTAGACCCATACCCGGAAGCCCGCTACAACAGCGTAGAAACCGTCTTTGGCGCATTGACTGACGCCCAACGCGACACAGTAGCCGTAGTAGATATTTCGGACACAATAACCATAGAAAAGACTTTTATTACCGGCGCGACTACCACGGTACTTGCCCAAGAATTAAGCGTAGAGGGCATAGAGCATGAAATAACTCTTACCGGGCATAGGGTACGTTTGTTTACAAGCCCTACAACCATTGTTTACGAACTTATTTTAGACGACAATACATATGGCACAATTGACACAACAAATGTTTTAGGATAAGGACACTATGGCTATTCAAGATTTCACCGCCGGGCAAATACTTACAGCCGCCCAAATGGACGCGCTACAGGCTAACGATTACAACCAAACGGTTAGTAACAAGGTTGCAAGTTATGTACTTGCGGCAGCCGACAAAGGTACACGCGTCGTTATGTCAAATGCAGGCGCAACAACAATAACCGTAAATAGCGGTTTATTTGCTGCCGGTGACACTCTCTTTATTCAAAACATTGGCGTTGGAACTTGCACAATTACCGCAGGAACCGCAACCGTTACTACAGCATCATCTCTAGCGTTAGGCACGTGGGCAGGTGGCACTTTGTATTTTACAAGTGCTAGTGCTGCTATTTTTTTTAGCGGTGGCGCTGCCTATGGTGCAGCAACAGGCGGTACAAGTTCAAGCATTACAGCAAGCGGCATAAATTATACGCTTTTAAGTTTTACAACAGACGCAAACCTTGTGGTTTCGCGTACAGGGTTATTTGATGTAACCATGATTGCCGGTGGCGGTGGCGGTGGTAACGGTTCAAACAACGCACACGCAGGCGGTGGCGGTGCAGGCGGATACGTTACACAAACAATTTATTTAAACGCGGCAACTTATGCCGTAACCGTGGGCGCGGGTGGTGCAGGTAATTGGCAAGCCAACCGACATAACGGCGCCGGCTCTTTCATTGGTACGGCCTTATCGGCTGCCGGTGGCGGAAACGGCGGCTTTATTATTTCGGGTCTTACAGGAGTAAGCGGCAACGACGGTGGTAGTGGTGGTGGCGCTTGCGACGTCGGCCAAGTTGGATTTGCTAGCGGTGGCGGTATTGGTTTTAACGGTGGATTAGCAACAGTAACTAAAGCCTTTGGCGGCGGCGGCGGTGGTGCAGGTGCTGTAGGTGCTGCAGGTTCGGGAACTACTGGCGGTGCCGGTGGTGCAGGGCTTGACGTTTCAGCGTTTTTAGGTCAAGCAGCCAACACAACACGTCTAGGCGGTGGTGGTGGTGGTTCGGGAACTACTGGCGGTTCAGCGTCAGACGGTGGCGGTGCAGGTGGTAGCGGTACAGGTGGCACAGGTACAGCAGGCACAGCCAACAAAGGCGGCGGCGGCGGTGCAAGTTTTAACGCAAGCGGTGGTGCAGGCGGAAGCGGTGTAGTTTATGTGAGGTTCAAAGCATGAGTATTCCCCAGTATTTCGCACAACTAGACGACAACAACATAGTTACGGCTGTACACGTTGTTACGCGTGAATTTTTAGAAGAAAACCCAGAACGTTATACCGGTGTTTGGGTTGAAACTTTTATCAACTTGCCAAACAAAACTTATGCCGGCATTGGATACACATACAACCCGACAACAAAAGATTTTATAGCACCGCCTGTAGTGCCTTTTGAGTGATGAAATGGCGTTATATGATTGGGTACACGCTACTTGTAGCGGTAGTAGTTTGGGGTTGTAGTGGTTGCACAGTTTCTAAAACAAACATTGAGTACCAATGTTTTACAAAGGCCTCTTGTGAATAAAACACCCGAACAGCACCACGCGTCACTAATTGTATTCGTAGGCCGCCTTATGGCGTTGTGTTTTACGTTTACCGTTATGGCATTTATTTACGGCATTTTGTTTGTAGACCAACCAACCGAACAGGCCCCAACAGACGCGCAACTAATTGACTTACTTAGCACATTGCTTGTTTTTCTTACCGGCACACTTAGCGGCCTTGTCGCTTCCAATGGCCTTAAAAGCAAACCCGGCAACCAAACAGAGGGTTAACCATGTCGGCTAAAGCCCAACCCGGAGTACCCGGCGCCCGCGACTACATAGGTAACAGCGATGGCCCGGCAACTGGTAAACGTGCCGGTACCGAGGAATGGGTACGACAAGCTGCAAAATGGTCTAACGGTGCCTGTTGGAATAATGGCACATTCGGGCAGCGAGACGTTAAAGGAAAGCCCGGCACAATGTCAGTACACGCAACAGGGCGCGCTATGGACTTGTCATACCGCAAGATGGATACAAAAGGCGTAGCAGAGGGCCGCAAGGTCTCTAAAGCGTTTATAGATGTTGTGGTAGCCAATGCAAACAAACTTGGTGTACAAATGATTATTGACTATTGGCCACAACCTTTTGGCCGTGCTTGGCGTTGTGACCGGCAGGCGTGGAAAGCGTACGAAACTAAAACCGTTTCAGGTGCGCCCGGTGGCGATTGGTGGCATATAGAACTTTCACCGGCTATGGCAGATAATCCGGAAGCCGTAAAAACCATATTTCAAGCGGTGTTTGGGGTATCCACAACCGCGTAACAATGGTTGGGTAGGGTTTTCTATACCGACGGAAAGCCATTTACCATGAACGAAATCCAGTTTTTTAACTATGAGTGTTTTATAACCTCACTTGCCACCGGGCAAAAAGCCATGGTACAAATTTTTAGAGACCCACAAACAAACGACGTGCTTCACGTCCAACTAGCGTTTAAAAGCCCGGCTACCGGAACATGGGGAAACCCTTACCAAATGGAAGTAGCGAAATGATTACCCACAAGATAACCACAGGCGCAATAGCGCTAATTATTGGCGTTTTATTAGTTTTTAGCCCCGGTAATGCACAAGCCCCAACCGAAACCGCACAAGTTGTACCGGCGTCATTGCCGCCAACCACAACTATTACTACATTGGCCGCATTGGTCACTAGCTGCACAGAGGTAGCCACGTTGGCCTTAGCCGAGGGATTACCGCCTAGCGAATTAGAAACGGCTCTACGCGTGGCAGTACGTGAAAGCCGGTGCACAAGCGACGCACATAACGCAAGCGACCCAAATAGCGGCAGTTTTGGCATTTACCAAATAAACGGCTTTTGGTGCTTACCTAACAGCAATTGGCCTACCGGTTGGTTACAAGCTAAAAACATATTGCAAACTTGTGACGACCTATACGACCCAACAATAAACACTCGCGCCATGGTTGCTATTTGGAGTAACTCCGGTTGGCTACCATGGTCTACAAGTAAATAATGCAAGAACAGCCCTACCCCGAATACGGACTAAGTGAGGAAACCCGACGTATGTTAGACCCAACAGCAAACGCAATGGCCAAGCACCAAATGGCAGTATTTGATTTAATAGACGAAATATGCAGGCCCGCACATATTCCGTACAAACCTAAACACGCCGAACTAATTGCACGTCTAAAGCATTTAGCAGTAGACCTAGATTTAAGCGGCCAACAGGACGCATGGCAGGCCGTTAGCGAAGCAATAGAGGCTTTAGGCGGCTAACCATGGCGACTGTTTATTTAAGCCCGACGGAAATAGACTACGCATACGCAGTAGCCGCGCTACGCCACGAAAACGCTAAAGGCAACAAACACCAAGACCGGTTTGTAGGCGAATTTAAAAACACTTTGCCCGACAAAATAGGCGCGTTAGGTGAATTTGCGTTAGCCAAACATTTAAACCTTTATTGGGGTTACGAACCATACAACCCTAAAGCTAACGACGTAGGCCGTTACGAAGTACGCACAACACCACGCCCGGACGGCTGCCTACTTACCCGCGATTTTGACAAGCCCGCAATATACGTGCTAGCAACCTTAGACAAAGAAAACAAGGCGGTAGTTTTGCGCGGTTGGAATACGTTGTATGAAACTATGCAAGTTGACCGTTGGGCACCGTTTATGCCGTTGCCATGTTTCAAAACACCACAAACCTTGTTACACGCAATGAGTACGTTACCAAAAGCAATATAAACCCGACAATGAAAGACAAACCCGACATGAGACCTTGCCCCAAATGCGGCGTAGCAACCTTTGCTTACAACGCAAACAAAACGCACAAACGTACTCTTTACTTCCACCCCGGAACCTGCAAAAAGGCGGCATACAAACATGGCATTTAACATAGACAACTACGTAGACGTACCAACACGCCTAGCAGAAGCATTGAAGCGCTACCCGGATTTGCGCATACAAGAAACAGCCGCCGAGGTTGTAACCATGCCGGACGGAAGCACCTTTTACCGTTGCACCATTACCGTTTGGCGCGACGCTGCCGACCTAATCCCAAGCATTGCCACCGCAGCCGAACCATACCCCGGCAAAACGCCATACACAAAAAACAGCGAATTTATGGTGGGTATGACTAGCGCGTTAGGCCGTGCCCTTGGCTACATGGGTTTTGGCATTAGCAAAAGCATTGCTTCACGCAACGAAATAGAAGCCCGCCAAGACCCTAAGAAACCGGACGCACAAATAGCACCTATCAGGCGCGAACAGCCAACCAACACACACAGCAAAGGCGCAAGCCAAAAACAGGTGTATTTTATTAAGTCATTGGCTAAAGGCGCGGGTTTTGATGAGTCAGCGCTTCACGACTACATTGCAGCCACGTTGGATAGCGACGCGGTGACACTTGAAACGTTAAGCCCCGAACAGGCTACGCAAATGATAGACGCGTTAAAAGCACTACCTAGCAGTAAGGCCGACTAATGACGTACGTCATGTTTAATATCGTGGGCGTTGTGCTTGGCGTTTGGGGCACGTTGCTTGTTATCTTGTGGCAGCGTAAGCAATGAACGAAGCCGCATTTAAAAACAGTGTTATAGATATTGCTACCCGTTACGGTTGGTTTGTACACCATGACCTACCCGCAATGAATAGGCGCGGCCAATGGGCAACACACATACAAGGTAATAGCGGTTTTCCCGATTTGGTGTTATTGAGTCCAAAGGGTGTGCTAGTTTTCGCAGAACTTAAAACCGACATAGGACGTTTAAGCAAACAGCAAGAACAATGGTTAGACCGGTTGGACTTGTCAGCTTGCATAGTGCAGGTATGGCGACCTAACCAAATGCCAACAATCATTAAGTTTCTAGCCACCGCGTAAAGAGGGATTATGACTACACCACGACAACAGGAACTAATAGAAATGCTGCACGAATTGGCTGAGCATTTAGGTTGCGCGTTGTATAGCGACGATTGGCGCACACGTGAATACGCAATAGTGGCGTTTAACCAATACAAGAGGTTATGCCCGGGCCAAGTAGCAAGCATTGAGTTTTACGAACAAGGCTAAATAACCGTTGACGCGGTGCCGGCATTGACTGGCCATAGACCTAAGCCCTTTGCAAGGCGGTTGGATAATACGCGGTAACGCGGGTAGTGCGCTATGCCCGTAATCATGCGCGACGAAGTGACCGGGCCAATGGCGCTGCAGGCTGTAAACATAATCAGCCAATATGAATAAGTGGGTACGGGTTAGGGCAACCCCGTGGGTGGGGCTTTAACGCATTAGGCTTTACGTGGTGTAAGCATTAGATATATACATAACAAACAAACGCACAAGGACATAACCCGACATGAGTAGTAACGCAGCAACACCAATAGCAAGGCGCGTAAGCGACGCGCTAGCACAAGCCGTAGGCGCGTGAGCCATGCCAAGCAAACACAAAGGCAGTAGGCCACGCAACCAAGCAGAATACAAACGAAACAAACTAATACTGTTACAAGAAAACCCGTTCTGTTTCTATTGTGGTAAACCTGCAACCGAGGCCGACCATGTAATAGAGGTTGACAGGTGGCCACAAGGGCAACCCGGAGTAAACAGCCTTGAGAACTTACGGAGTGCCTGCCGTGGTTGTAACGCAGCACGCGGGAATAAATACAGAGCTGCAAGAGACGCAGGAAACTACGTCGTAAGCTTTAGGGTTGTATGGTTCGTAACCCCAATAAAGGTTTAAATGTTTGGCTAACGCAAATTCACCTAACGCGCCTATTTTGTCGGGCAAAGTGTTTTTAAATTCGCC